GCAACGGCTCCAATTAACCGAGACAATGCGTTGTTTATGCGCATGTATGTGAACACATCTACGACCGATATTAGCATCCAGTCTTTCTACCTTCGCTCGCTTGCCAGCGCTGGTTTTTCGGCGGGAAAAAACGGACGGATTAGCTGGAATATCGTCAAGGCTGCTGTGGATACTCTTACAAGCAAGATAGGCAAAGACAACATTAGGCCGTCGTTTTTGACTAACGGGGCTTGGGTAGATCAAGAAACCCGCGCTGACTTGATGTCAGATTGGCTTTACGGCGCTTTCAAAAGCTCGGGACTGTACAAGGAGAAGCGCAAGATATTCAAAGATGGAGCTGTTTTTGGTACAGGAATCGGGCACGTTTGGAGCGAGCAAAAAAAGGACGGCAGCTACAAAATGTGTTTTGAGCGAGTGCTGCCGGATGAGATCATGCTTGACCCTTACGACAGCTATTACGGTATGCCGCGAACGATGTACCGAGTCAAAAACGTATCGAAGGATTACCTAGCAGGGAAAGGGATATCGCAGAGCATTATTGCCGGTCTGGAGACTCGCCAAGGGTACGTTTCCGGGTGCAAAACGCAGGTTGTGGAGGTTGTGGAGGGCATCCATTTGCCGACAGTTGTCGACGACGGCAGGCACGTTATCCAATCCAACGGGAAAATGATTTTTGAAGAGGAGTGGAAACGCGAGCGGTTTCCTTATGTGGCCTGGCGATATCAAGAGAATTTGCTTGGTTTTTGGGGAATTGGCGTAGCCGAAGATTTGGCCGGTGACCAGATTGAGATCAATCGTCTTGTCAATTTCATCAAGGATTGCATGATAAGAGTCTCCAATCCCAGGATATTTCTTAATACCATGTCAAGGGTTGACGTTAATCATTTGACCAATGCTATTGGTGGAATTGTGCCGTACTCAGGACCCACTCCCCCAAGAATCGAGCCAGGGATAGCCGTGAACGGTGACGTGTTCGCACAGTTAGATCGTCTGTGGGCTCGTGGTTTCGAGAAGATCGGGCTTAGCCAGCAAGCAGCGGGAGGTACCAATCCTCTGGCATCGACGGCAAGCGGCGCGGCGCTTCGCGAGGTAACCGCAATTGAGAGCGAGAGACTGGCAGATACGCAGGCGGCCTGGGAACAGTGGCATTGTGATGCCGGGCAGGTTTTTATTGACGAAGCGGAAGATCTGCTAGCGCAAGGGCACGACATCGTAGTGTCATCTGATTCAATGGATCGGGGCCTATTTCCGGTCAAATATTCCGACGTAAAACTACCGACCGATGACTTTTTGATTCAATGTTTTCCTCGCAGCGCTTTTCCGAAAACTCCCGGCGCGAGGCTAGCCTATGTGGACGAGATGGTACAAAAAGGCTACATGACCGTTGAAGAGGGCAAGGAGCTGCTAAACTTTCCCGACCTCAAAAAGTCAAATATGCTTAGCCAGAGGCACAATATTCGCAAAATTCTTGAAAAGGTTTGCACGCAGAAGCTTAAGGAAAAGCAAGACGTGCTTTATATCGCTCCTGAGCCGTACATGGATTTGGCCTTGGCGCAAAGGATTGGGCAAGACTATTATGTGGCGCTTCTAGCAGAATTACCAGAGGAAACTAACGCACAAAGGCAAGATAAGTCGGTGCGGCTCGACCTCGTGCGTCGCTGGGTTGACGATTGCGTCAAACTTCAACAACCGCCACCGGCTGAAATGACCCCCGAAGCGGCTATGCCAATCGGCGCTGAAATGTTGCCACAGGGCGAGGGTATGGGTGACGGTATGCCGATGGAGGCAGATGTTGGACAAGGTATAGATATGGCTGCAATGGAGCAACCAGCGTAAAAAACTTTATGATGAGGTATTGCAAATGGTTTTGGAAAATGGTACGGTAGATCCATCAAACAGTGATTTTAGTCGTCAGTTAGACCCGGCCGAGTTTGGGCTAGGTCAACAGAATAGGCAAAGTAACGCGCCTAATAACGGCTATAGCAACGCTAACGATTGGTGGCGCTCTCAGGGTAACCAGTCGGCACAGCCACAGAATACACAGCAAAACATGCAGAATAGTAACAGGGCTAACACGGAAGTTGATCCGGATTATGCTGCATTTAGGCGCATGAAAGAGTCAAAAGACTTTCGAGGTGCGCTACAGTTGCTAGGTATTCCAGCCTCTGAAGCTATGGCAAATTTGCCATCATTAGCGGCTGACGATCATGTGGCTTCGCTCCAAAATGAGCTAAAGGAATTGAAGACAAAACTTCAATCCAATGCCGAGTGGATAAAGTCGCAAGAAGAACGTTCGGAAGAAACGGCGCGACAGCAAAAAATATCCGAGGGCAAAAGCAAGTTAGCGGAGATGGTGAATAGACCCGAATTTATGCTGATGAATAAGCTTGGAATGCAGGAAACACTTTGGGATGCCTGTAGTCAGTTTGTAAAGGATAACAAACGAGGGCCATCCGAAAAAGAAGTTTTGAGCATGGCTATATCGATCGAAAATAGCCTGAGAAACCAAGCCAAAGATGTTCGATCATGGGAGATTCCGGGTGATGCGTTAGACCCGGAATTATTCTTTCAGGCTGGTGCCAGTAACAAACCACCGGCTAATGTGCAAGGTGATAGGCAACAACAGACGCAGCAGCAGCAACAGAGGCCGACTATCACAAATTCGGCCAATTCTAGCGCCACTCCCGATACCGGCATGTCTTGGGAAGACAGGAGAAGGAGGGCAATAGAAGCGGCCAGACGCTTAAGGAATTGAGAGAATGACGCTAGATATTACCCGCGCAAGTGCAATGCTCAAGGAAATGTACCCACAGGACGTTATCTATGATTTGACCTATCAGAATCGACCTTTCTTTGCCATGCTAAAGAAAGACGAGAATTTTGTTGGTGAAGTACGCAAAAGAAGCGTAAAACACACCAACCCACAGAACCGAAGTACCAACTTTAGCGTTGCTAAGGGTGGTTCTAGCTACGGTCGCCGAGTGGCATTTTTGACCACTCGTTCTTCTAACTACTCGTTTGCATCTGTTACAAACGAGACTATCCTTGCTACAAAAGACAATGACGGAGCATTTGCAGACGCGCTAAAAGACGAAATGCAGGGCGCTTTTGACAGCCTAGCAAACTCTCTTGGGTTTGCCGTTTGTTCGGATGGCTCCTATGCGATCGGTCGACGTGCATCGGTTTCTGGTTCCGATGTTACTCTCACAGAACCAAACGACATCGTAAATTTTGAGGTAGGGCAGGAACTCGAAGGCTACAACGACACAAGCGGCACAACTGTCAGAACGGGATATATCACTGTTACAGCAGTAGATCGCGAAGCTGGAACATTCACTTTCAGCGGCTCGATTACTGGTTTCGTAGACAACGATTACCTGTTCCCACGCGGCGACAAAGGTGCCGGGTTGAAGGGTGCACAGGCTTGGATTCCTATTGGTACAAGTGCTCGCGTAACAGCGCTTGGCGCATCGTTTTTTGGCGTTACCCGTAACGTCGACGAGACTCGCCTTGGTGGGTGGTTCAAGGACTATTCGGCGCTCCCGATCGAAGAGGGATTGACCGCAGGTATGGCGATTCTTGGCCGTGAAGGCGGGATGCCGAGCCATATTTTTCTGAACCCTTTGAAGTTCAATGATCTGGCGAACTCGCTCGGATCGAAAGTCGTTATCATAAACGAGCGAATTGGAAACGTCGGATTCCAGGGCCTGCAAATTACTGGCCAAAATGGCATTTGCAAGGTGTATTCTGATCGATGGATTCCATATGACTATGCATTCATATTCCAGATGGATACCTGGGAACTCGCTTCCCTTGGGCCAGCAATTCGCATCTTTGATGCCGACGGTCTGCGAGTTCTTCGCTCGCAAACTATCGACGGTGTCGACATTCAGCTTTGCTCTTACGCTCAGCTTGAGTGTTCAATGCCCGGCATGAACATGATTGCAAAGATTTCCTAACTGTGATTGGGCGGGTAATTAACCCGCCTATTAAATATGGAGAAAAACCATGTATAACAAGATTTCGCGTAACGTCGTTTTAGCGCATCTAACGTTTAACTGTATTATTACTGTTGGTGCTACAGGTGCGGTTACTTCCTATATTGGTGATGAAATAACTTCAGTAACGAAGAAAACTGATAATGGAGAGTACGAATTTCTTTTGAACAGTTTGGGTGATTTTAGCTACGTGCGATTGCTTAACGTTCATGCATCGCTCGGTGGTTCAACTCTTGAAGTTCTTTTTGCACATATTCAAAGCGATACTCTTGCTTCCGATCGCAAACTAATTGTGCAAATGTTGAACACATCGGCAGCGGTCACTAACGTGACGTCAGGCAACACATTGCATCTAACTTTTGAAGTTGAGTGCTCGAAGATTTAAGTTTGAGCACTAGGGAGATATCAACATGGCTAATAGATATTTCAAGCCTTTTATGGGCAGTTTTGACAAAGGCGTGGTGATGATCCACGCCAAGGTGGCGATTGGCGGAACCGGTGCACCGACATTGTCCGTGCAGGATTCGTTCGGAGTTGCTTCTATTTCGCGGACCGGCGCCGGCGCTTATACGCTAACGCTCAACGACAAGTATCAAGCGCTATTGGGTGCTAACGTGACTGTGGTGGGCGCTACGGGTGAGGGCCTGATACCGCAGGTAACCGCTGATACCGTCGCAACGACCAAAACCGTTGGGCTTGTGTTTATCGCTCACGGTGGCTCAGCAGCTGACCCAACATCGGGTGATGTTCTTCACGTTCAAATTTGGCTCAGGAACAGCGCACAGTAAGGGGCTTTTCCATGCTAATGATGATGAACAAAAACGGCAAAAAAGGTTCAGCAGATGGCGAGCTCATGCTTTCTATTCATCTGATGAACGGTGCAACTGAGCAACGGTCTATCAGTGAAGGTGAAGGTCAGCGCATGGTTTCCGATGGGAGGCAGCGTTGTTGCGAAAACATGATAGCAGCATTCAACTCGAAAGACCCGCGAAGATTGGCGGCAGCGCTTGATGAATTCATGTCGTTGCGTGACGAAGAGTCGGAGATGTCGGAAAAATGGGAGGATTAAATGGGCTTCCTGCGGAACATTTCCGATTTGATTACCGAGGTTCGGCAGACTGCGGATATGGAAAACACGCAGTTTGTTACCGATACGGAAATAGTCAAATGGCTAAATAATGCCTACCGGCGCATGTATAATCTCCTCATTGAAGCGTATGAGAATTACAAGGTATCTCCAAAAGATTTGACTACAGTAGCTAACCAAACTCAGTACACACTTGAGACTGATTTTTTGAAGCTTCTGAAGGTATTTTTTGTTGCCAGCGACGGCAGAGAGGTGCCGTTGATTCGCATTCCAATGCAGGAAATGGGCCGGTACTCACGAGTCGACAATCGACCTAGGGTGTATTGCCTGTTGGGCGACAAGCTTTACCTGTGGCCGGTTTCGGCGGCTGGAGTAACGATACGCTACTACTACGTTCCTGCGGCAACGGTGTTTACCAGTGCCACAACCAACGTAGATTTTGCGCAACACATGGATGAGTATTGCGTGATATGGGCGGCAGTCAAATGCCTCATCAAGGAAAAGACCCCGTGCAACGAGTTGATCAACGACAGAGAGAAACTAGAGCTAGATTGCATTCGCATGGCTAACCCGCGCGATGCATCCGAGGCTCAGGTAATTTCTGACGTGGTGTACTCACGCTCCTATGAGCAGGAGGTACTATGGGACTGAGAACACCATCATTTAGCGGGGAATCGAGCAAAATCGAGTCGGTGGCGATGCTATCTAACTCGATTAAGCGCGTGGTGGAATGGCTGCAAAAACTGCCATTTTCTACCTACCAGATTCTTGATATGACGCTGACAACTACCAAGATTAAGATTCCTCACTCGTTGAAGAGAACGCCGAAGGGATTTCTCGTACTCGACAGAGACGCTAATGCTGTGGTGTATCAGATTCGAGGCGCAGACGATGGGCCTAATGCTCAGTACATTAGTTTGATATCTAGCGCAACAGTAACTGTTAAAATAATGCTTTTTTGAGGGCGTAATGGGTATTGAATATCGTCACTTTCCAATCAGGTTCGGTGGGATAAACCAGAAGAAAGACCCACACCAATTGAACGCTGGCGAGATGTTGACGCTGGAAAATTTGTGGATGGACAAAACCGGTCGGCTCAAAAGGAGATACGGTTACGACAAGATTGCTACTGGATCGATTACTGATGTGGCTGTTACCGATTGGCATGGTGATGTTTTGCGTTTCGCTTCCGATGGTTTTTATCATTGCGATGGCGTGAATAATCCGACAAAACGCACCGACAATTGGATTGCTGGCAGTATGCAGGCTTATCCTTTGACAGGAGAATTGGAATACAACAACGATTTTGACTATGCGCAAAACGGAACCTACGGTGTTGCGTTACGCATGATATATGATCGTTCTGTTTCTCCAAACGTTCCCAATATAGAGCTAACGTTCTATCGTACTGATACGCGGAGAGTGTTTTATCGCGAGACAATTGTGGGCAGTAGAGCTAAGCTATGTGGTGATAACGCTGGTTATGTGTGTTTGTGGATACACAACAATGTTTCCAATTCACTTGTAGCAAGAATTTACTCAGGAATTGATGCAAACGGCGATCCAATGTATACGGCGGTGACAGCGGAAACAGGTACAGCAGGGTTACAAATTTCCCATTTAGATGCCTGTATTAAAGGTAGTTATTGTGTAGGTGTTTTTGGCTATAAATCTTCAGCAGTATTGGGAGAAACGCGCGCATACGTAGTAAACCTTTTAGCTGGTACAGTTGGATCGGCGCTATCTACCGGATCTGGTAAACCTGATTTAGTAGCAATTTGCACTACACGGACGACTAACCGAGTCGGCATCGTATGCTACAATGACAATCGAACCTATGGTGCTTATTATCGTGCATTAGACCTTCCTTCGACGTGGGTAGCATCTGAGGCTTTAATAGATGCACACGCTTTTGGTGGGATTATTCACGCCATTTCTGTAGTTGATGACGGGACTAACCTTTGGTTTCTGGCTTCCTGGGTGTCGAGGGGTACGACTCCCGGGGGGCCAGCCATATTTTTGCACAACGACTCAGGTGGTTGGTCAATTAAGTACACTCTTGCGCGGTTGAATTTGGCATCTGGAGCATTCATCCGCAACGCACAAGTTTGGTTCTATGCGGCTCGACCTGAGTTGACAAATGACGTGATTAACAATGGATTAGGTCTTTGCAGGGCAACGACAACGTCGTGCGTCCGTGGGTTCGAGACTGTGCTTCCTTCTGCTTCTCGACCATTAGGAGGATATGCTATTGTTCCACACGTTACAGTGCAATCATCAGCGTTATATGTCCTTCCAGTACGTGCCTATGGATCATCCAATAACGAGAGTAAATTATTAGTAAGATCTGATACTGTAGTGCCTCAATTTGCCTACTGGAATCAAGATTTGCTAAACAATGTTACGCCTAATTTGCGCATGTTTGATGGGGTGCGCAATTTGCCGGTGGGTTGGCCACTCTATCCAGAGGCACCACAGACACTACAAGGGGCAGCTAACCCAGGTGCATATCCTGCATCCACATACGGTTTCAGAGCTGTTTTTGTGCGATATGACCGCTATGGAAACGTGTCAAGGTCGGCTCCCAGCAATGCATATTCGGGAACGACATCTTTGTCGTATACTACTCTGACAATCGACATTTTTGCATATCCGTTTTTTGACCCGGTATATGACACGTCGGATTGTTGGATCGAAATTTATCGCACAGTTGCAAATGGCGCGTTGTATTATTTAGACGGACGACGATCGCTGTCGGACCTTACGTTTTCGTCAACGTACGGAATGATGACGTATACAGTTCAGACTTCAGAAGCTGACCTAGTTGGCAAAGCAATTTTGTACACAGAAGGCGGAATAATTGAGCACATTGGACCCCCGGCAGTCAAGTCATTTGCTTTATGCCGCGACAGAATTTGGATGATTTCCGCTGAAGATGGAAGGCCATGGTATAGCAAGCCTCGCGTGAAAAATGAGGCACCTAATTTCTCTGATGCTTTCGTTTTGGACTACGTTGGAGTCGATGGGCTGCAAGCGGTTAGTCCACTAGATGACAAGACTATTCTTTTTGGTTCTAGCAATATTTTCTCGGTATATGGCGTTGGTCCAGATGAAACTGGCGCTGGTAGTTTTGAGGTGATGGAACTCGACAACGAAACCGGTACTGTACAGCCAAACTCGGTTACGTTTGGTCCCGGCGGTATTATGTTCATGAGTGCTAGAGGTATCTATAGGATCGGTCGTGATTTATCGATGCAATTTATTGGCGCACCAATTGAGGACGCAAAAAACTATGCTGTTGTAGCAACGATCGGCCTATCAGATAGAGAGCATACGTGGTTCTTTACCTCCAACGGTTTTGTATTAGATTTCGATGAATTCCATAATAGATGGGGATATCATCGCATAAGTGCTAAACACGCATCTTTAGTTGGTGGTTTGCCAGTATGGATGTCAAGTCTTGGCTCAGTATATAAGGAAAATTATGGGACGCTAACAGACGATGGAACGGCGATAGTTTCCAAGCTAATTACCGGATGGATATCGTTGAATCAGTTGCAAGGTTTCAAGAGAATTCGCGGGCTGATTTGTAGCGGAGTGGCCACTACCGGAACGCTCACGCTAAAACTGTACTACGATTTTGTTGATACAGCAGCGGAGACATTTACGGTATCAGCGGCGACAGTTACAGCAGCAGGAAGCTACAACTACCAATGGAATGTGAAGCCAAAAATACAGAGATGCGAAGCAATAAAAGTAGAGATGTCATTCGGTGGAGAGATACTTTCAGGAATGGCGTTTGACGTTGGAGCGCTGCCAGGAAGCTTCAAACGGCCAGCGGTTACGCGGGTTACAGGGGTATAAATATGGGAAAATTGTATAGGCAACCAAAGCTTTTTAAGAGTCCTGTTCGATCGATGAGTTTCGCCGACGATATTGACAATGGAGGGGTAGGGCCTATCAATCCATCGTATAACAACGGGGGAATGGTCGGGCCTCCTGAGCCATACAACAATAGACCAATTGATAATTCTGGGCCGGTGGTTTCTCCTAATCCATGGAATAATCCGGGCCAAGCAACATACAATCAACCCGGTGGGGTTCCCGACACCCCCGGGGGGATTTACAAAACCACGGGCGCAACTGTTCCGGGTGCACCGGTAGTGCTTAATGCACCGGGGGGATTTTTTGGCGCGGCGGCGCGGCTAGGTACTCCCGATCTAGATCCTACCGATATTCCGGCAGACTATGCCCGATTGTACACAACAGAAGATGTGATGCGTAAGCGTCAAAAACTGTTGGAACAGCAGCAAATGGCAGCGGGTGGGCGCGTTGCTCCCGGCATGGGTCCGATGGAAAATGTGTCACGAAGAGCGGTGCAAAACGTCAATGCTCAACAGGTTAAGGAGCAAGTAGCGATGCCAAGCTACGACGTGGCGCGGGCAAATTTAGCTAGTGCCAATCAAGCAATGGCACAGCAACAAGCCGCAATCGATCTACAGGCGCAGGCGGCGGCTGGGCTTGCTCCGTCTCAAGCAGAGAATCTATTGAGCAACGCGATGGCGCAAAACGCTCGGCAGGCAATGGGCCTAGCGCAAGCCAGGGGTTTCTCGCCTAGCGCAATTCGCGGCGCACAATACCAAGCGGCGCAAGCGGGGCAAGAGTCCGCGGGTTCTCTGGCAGCGCTTCGAGCGCAAGAGATGGCGGCGGCTCGGGACGCCTACGCAACTAGTACGCAGGGGTTGAGGGCATCGGCTATTGAACAGCAGAGGATTGAGCAGGAAACGAATTTGCAGGCTGCACAATTGAAGCAAAACGCTGAGATGTACAAAACAACTACCGAAGGAAATAGGGCACTAGCAAACGCTGATATGGTGTTAAAAGCTCGATTAGCTAATCAGAATATTGATCTTGATATCCTAAAATTCAACGCACAGCGTGGCGATCAATACGCATTAGCCAACCTTGAGGCTAAGCTAAAACAGACAGGCATGAATGACGCTATGGTTTTGGCGTATATGGAAAACATAGTTGGAATTGATACCTCGATTATGGCGGCTGAATTGGCAAGGATGAAGATTGAGGCGGATAGGCAAACAGCTAGCGCTCAAATGCGGAGCCAGTGGACTGGTACGATTTTGGGAACAATTGGAGATTTAGTTGGGTTGGGAGGCATGAAAGGCGCAACAACTGATGTCGGAGCTGGCTATTCCGATTACACCAAAATGGCCGGCGGAACTCCGAGCGGCTCAATTATTAGAGCGCCAATACCTGCGACTACAGCTACCACAGCAACAGGGCCAGGGGCGGGCGCGGCACCAACCACAGCTACCACACCGGCACCTACGGCACAACCACCGAGCGATATGATCGAAGTTTCTCCTGGGAATTGGGTACCTCGATCAGCGGTCGACGGGCTTTCGTTGAAAGGGTTTCGGCAAGCGGAGCCTGCGGGGACGTATCCGGGTGCAACTGCCAGAGGTAATCTATTTTCGCCAGCGATGCGTAAATTGACATGGAGTTGATGACATGGCTAAAGTAAATTATAACAATCAATTGCCCCCGGGTATGGCTTATCGAGGTATCGGAGCAACACCACAGGGAACGTTGCCAGAAGCTCCGCAAATGACCCCCGCACAACCACAAGTAGTGCCATATTCTCCGATGGCAAACTTGCCGGCATATTCGCCGCCTCCTAATCGGATACCAGCGCCAATGCCAGCGGGTGCTACTATTGGTGGCGTGCCTCCTCCCCCTGCGGTGCCGGAAATGGTACCAACAGAGTCCATTGTTGAGGTTCAGCAGTCTCCAATCCCAAAAAAAGAGGGAAAAAGGCTGCTAGCCGAGACAGCGGGCGCAATACAGGGCCAAGCGCAAGCGCAAGCAAAAAGCCTAGATTTAGACTCCCGCGTAATACAAGAAGCCGAAGCTAACCCGATGTTTAAGCAAGCGTTGGAAGCTTTACAGCCAACGATGAAGAGCGTTATCGATGCGGGTGCAGATCGCGAGAAAATGCTTGAGGAAGTTTATAACACTAATACAAAATTGCGTGAAAAACTTCTTGCAGCGCAAAAGCCGATTAACCCGGATCGTTGGTGGAACAGTAGGACCAACCTTCAGAAAGTGATGTCCTTTATTGGCGTTGCTTTTAGCGGGCTAGGAAGGCAGCAAACCGGTGGGCGGAATATCGTAGCGGAAGGCATTGACAGAGCGATTTCCGAAGATATTAACCTGCAAAAATACGAGCGTGAGCAGGCTATCACGGATGCCAGAGCGATAGGCGACACGTTCAATACTGACCTCGCAGTGCGTGAACAGATATTGAAGCATCGTAATGAAATGTTGGCTCAGTATTATTCCTTCATGGCTGAGACTGTGAAACGCATAAAGCTGGCAAAAACTACAGAGTATAATCAGGTTGCTAAAGAGCAATTGATTGCGGAATTCAAGCAAAAATCAGCAGAAGCTCAGCTAAACGTTTTGAAGATAACAGGTGACCAGATAGCAAGACGCGAGAAGAAAAGCATACTCGAAAAAACTTCGGCCATGGCTAACCCCGAAAACTGGACGCCTTGGGGATTTACTACCACGCGGGCTAGTGCAGAGGATGTAAAAAAGCAGGGCACTGATGTGATGACAGCGGAGCAACGGCTGAATGAAATGCAGGAATTCATACGCAATGCTGGTAAATTTGGTGTGATTGATCCGGCGGCTAATTCGAGATATGAAGCGCTTTTTAGGCAGAATTTGAATTTGATGATGAATTTGTCCAATTCAGGTGTTCTTAATCCGGGGGAGTACGAAGCATACAAAAATGAGATTCCTAATCTATTGTCAAACATAAACCCGCGTCAGAGTCCTGATGCTTGGTTTAACCAGATGAGGAAAGGTCTCAAACTCGGTTGGGAAAAGTACAAGTACGGAAGAATACCAGGGTATCAAATGATGGATGCAACTGTTCAGGGTGAGAGACCGGTCAACCTAGGCGGTAAATAATGCCAAACTTATACAACTATGGCACAAAGAAATGGGAATGGATCGACGATGCGCAAGCGCAAGAACTAGTCGCGCGTGGTGATTACCAGTTTGGCGAAGATGAGTATGTGCCTGTTATTAACTCTATGGGTGAGCCAGCGGAAATACCTGCACGCGAGGCAACAGCGGCATTTAAGCGTGGATACACCTACCGTAGTCCTGCAATTACCCAACAGATAGTTAAAGCTGAACAAGAGCGGCAACGCCAAGAATTCCTTTCGGGGCCTATCGGCACGGCAGGGGCGTTCGCAACAGGGCTTGCCTCAGGATTTACAGGCTCGGGTTCAGATTGGGCAATCAGAACGCTAGCTAGTGAGCAGGACGTTGAGAATTTGCGGCAAATGCAAGAGGCTTCTCCGTTTGCTACGGGCGTCGGTGAGCTTATTGGAGCGGCAACAGGCGTGGGCAAGGTCGCCAACCTAGTTCGAGCACCGGCTATGATCGCGGGGCGGCGGTTGGCAGGCGTTGCGGCTGGTACGGCTGCAATGAGCAAAAACGCTGCTAGAATCGTCGCAGGCGTGGAGACGGGCGGTATTGCCGCTACCGACGCGGCTCTGTTCGAGGCGGGCCGCGTTTCGCGAGATTTGGCGTTTCGCGATCCCGACCTTTCTGCTGAGCAAGCCGTTGCTAACATCGGCCTGGGTGCAATCCTTGGCGGGGGGCTCGGTTTCGGGCTCGGGTACCTCGGCCATGGTGCCGGGCAGATTGTCGACAGCATCAAGGACGCAGGGCAAAAGATCCGCGATAAGGGCTTGTCAGAGGAAGCCGCAACACAGCTAACAGGTGCGCTTTCGTTTGGTCGCGGTATGACCAAGCAAGAAGAACGAATTTTGCAGCGTAATTTTGCCAATCCAGCGTTGCGTGATCAGACAGTGCAGGCGCTAACGGAACCTGAAAAACTGGTACAGAGAGCGACAAAAAGCTTAGAGAATTTTCAGAATGAAGCTGATAATCTAAAGGCTATAATGGGTGACGTTCGCGAAGCTAGGGTAACTAAAGGTCCTGAGGCAACACAGGCAATTGGCACGCCAGAGCTAGATGATTTGATTTCGATTCAAAAAAGAGCAGAGGCTAGATTTCCAATATACGAAAAGCAATCAGCAAAATACTCAACAGCTACACGAACAGTAGTTGAAGAGGCGTTGTCGGTAATAAATGACGTTGCTGAGAAGGCTACTAGTGTTGCTGACATACACAAGGCTGCTAGCGAAGGGCTTGATTATCTCAATTCGTATATGAAAAACAAAAACAAGTTTAATATGCCTACATCGCCAGACAAGGGAGAATTGCAGGCATTAGCTAGCAATCTTCGGAGCCATTTGCGTAACCCAAAGCTTTACGGAAGTTTGGGAGATGACTATTCTAATATACAAGACGCATATGCTAATTTCTACCGTAAGTACAATCGAGTTTTTGGCAGCGGAAAGAATCAAGGCTTGCTTGCAAAAGACGCAGTAAATGCTAGTGGTAATGTAATTAGAATAGTGAATGAGGATGCGGTAGCGTCAATGCTACGGAGTCCGATAGCATCCCCAAAAAGCCGGCAAACATGGACGGCATTAACTGAACTATATGACGCTAGTGCAAGAATATCGAACACAATAAACCAGAATTTGAAGTATGGGGGACCAAGTGCGGCGGCTGCCACAGCGCAACGTTTGCAGCGTGCAGGCGCAGCGGCTCAAGGGTTACGCATACAGCTACGCAAATTTAGGGTAGCGCGAGAAACAGCGATACTACTAAATAAGATGGAGCCAAAAACCGGTCGGGTGGTACAAGCTTCTATTGTATCAGGATTAGGCGGCGGCATGGTTGGCGGGCCTGTGGGCGCAGCGGTAGGCGCTGGCCTGGGTATGATTTACTCCAACCCTGCAATGCTTCTTAAGGTCATGTCCCGCGTCAAAACGGCACAGGAAACAACAACCGGCTCGCTTCGACGTTCTATAGCATCGTTTTTGTCTCCTGTGACACGTCGGCTATCTCAGGTAAGAGCGCCGGCCATACATGCTCGCAACATTGCAATGGCAAAGCTAGCGCGTGCTATTGCGGTACCAGAAGAGAACAAACGCGAGGCCAAGATGAACCGGGTGAGCCGCAACTTGGGGCAGATGGCAAACGACCCGTTTCTTGTTGAGAGGCAAGTAAAACGCTCGCTTGTCGGGATGAATGACGCCAATTTTGGGCCGTTGTACTCGTCATTTGTGAACACTGCTCAACGTGGGATTGACTTTCTTGCTTCAAAAGTACCGGCTCCGGAGTTCGATGTTTTGCAGCTAGAGGATGTGCGGCTAAGCGCAAGCCAGCAAGCAAAGTTCGAGGCATATGTACAGGCAGTAATGGAGCCGACAATACTGCTAGAAGAACTGGAATCTGCAACTATTACCCCTGAAACTGTGGAGGCCGTGCGGGCTGTTTATCCGGCTTTCTACGACCAAGTGAGAGCGTCGATAACCGAGTACATGGCATCTAAACCGCAGCGATTGGACTACTACCGCAAGCAACAGTTAGGCATTCTTTTTGATATCAAGGCGACTAAAGGAATGCAGAATGTCACGGCGCTTCAGCAGTCTTTTGCGGGTGGGGATAACCAAAAACAGCGCTCGCAAAGCAGTAGCAGGACGAAGAGCATTGCAGGTGAATTAACGAATGCGCAAACAGTAGAAGCTAGGGAGATTCGCGGATGATTCAGTATAAAAGACCAACTTGGATTTTTAAGGATGTTGCGGCAAGCGCGGATCGCACTAGCGACGTGCAGGAATGTTTGCAGATTCTGGATTTGACTATTCATATTTGGTGGGATTCTGGCAGTACTCCGGTAGGAGAAGTTGAACTATGGGTGCGTGTTAATCCACACAACGAAGCGACAGCAGTATACAAGCAATTGACTTTGTCTACTACGATACCCGTAACAGGTGCTAGTGGTAGTTCAAATATAGTGGTGCAAGGCGTGTTAGGGCAGTGGTATTTGAAGTATTCACGCACAAGCGGAGATGCAACACTTAACGCGACCTGGGAAGGCAAAAGCAGGGGGTAAGACATGACAACGGCATATTGGCCACCATCGGCGGGGCCTTCCACACTCACAGGGTTAGCTGACGTTGCAATTGCATCGGTAGCAAATGGAGATCTACTACAATTCAATAGTTCGTCTGGCAAGTGGGAAAACTCCCCGGGAGTACTCAATTCCCTGCTCGACGTGAACACTGCGGGCGTGGCAAATTTCGACAGATTAGAGTACGACAGTGCCACAACAACTTGGAAGCCAAAACCGTATCCTAGCAACCTGCTGACAGCGGGTGCCGTGGGGTGTCAGTACACCACTCTTCAAGCTGCAATCAATGCGGCGGCGGCGCTGGCAACGGCAGGGGCACCTTATACTGTCGAAGCATATGGGGTGTTTACTGAGAATATTACGCTCAAAGATTATGTATGGATTACCGGATCTGATTATGGTGCTTGTATCATAAATGGGACTGTTGACGGCACGGGTGTGGCCGGTGGGCTGAAAAGTTGCACGGTAAACGTCACGCCAAACGCAGATGGATTTGTGGGCCTAAAGACTGGAAACTGTCAGTTTTTCCGCACAGCGGTTAACGTAAATTATGCGGCAGACTATGCTTTTTCAGGGGTGCAGATAAACAGTACAACGCTTGCTGTTTTCAACGAGAGTCAAGTAACGATATCCGGAGCATCGGTCAATAATACGAAAGATATTCAGGGCATATTGGTTTCAGGAACTGGACAAGTTGCGCTATTTGGCGCGGCAGTAGTCGGGTATGCTAATGCCATTAGCGGAGGCCATTGCTGTATTAAGATTACCGGCGGTGCCGAGATAATCGTTGAAAGCAGCGTATTTAGAATGCAAGAAACCAACGCAGCGTTTGGCGGTACGGCGATGGGCGCATGTTGCACATCGGCAGGGACAGCAGGCGCTATTCGTGAATTTAACGGGTGTAATTTTCGCCTTATTGGGATTACTGGCGCAACAATTGCATTTTATTTGAATGCAGGCGGTGTTGGTGCTGAGATTAACTACAATAGTTGCACCGTATATTTCAATGGATTTAGCTCAGAATCAATTGAGTCGACAGTTGCTGGGGATTTTCAGTATATTCGAGGCATGGCGGCAAACCGGGCGGCGGGTAGTTCTGGGACAGGTTACGCGCTAATTTCACCATACGATTTTTATCAGACAGGTAGAAAAGTTTGGGGTGGAAGCGGCACCTATTACACAGTATCAGGCGCAACGTTTACGGTTGATAGGCCGGGTATCGGATATATCCGATCAACTCCTTGCAAGTGGGCTGGAGGGCAGAGCGTTACTCTCACAGCAAACGCTACAAACTATGTATACATAGACATAAATGGTACGCTTCAAAAGACCACGTCACCGGTAGAGACGACATGGACAGACAACATTCCTCTGTTTGAGGTGCTTTACGATTCGACCAATCATCTTATCGTTCGCGAGGACCATCCAAATGATTTCGAGTCAAGTATCTCTGTTGTCTGGCACCGAGTTTTCTCAATTCTAATAAGCGGATCTGGCGGGTTGATATCGCGCACTGGTTCGGGAACCGGAGCGCTGGCAGCTGACAGAGAGATAAATATCAGCGGCGGGGCAAAAGTTGAAGATCACGGGTTGACGACGGATATCAATGCCGGCACGTCAATTACTATCCAATTTTGGTACAAAAACGGCTCAGGACAATGGAAGCGTCACGCCAACCAGAGTCAGGTCCCAATGGTGTACGGCACGACGCCAACGGCGATGGCAAACGGAGAATATAGCGTTATTAGGTTGTACGCTAGCAAAGACGATTTGAACTCGTCTACGCCAAAATATATCGGCGTGATTGATGCTGTTAAGTATTCCAACGCGACGCAGGCTGATAACGCTATTGCAACGGGAACGGTACTGGCGGCGGATACCACGCTGGCAGAGTGTGAGCTAGCACAGCTGGGATATGCCGTAATTTTGATGAATGCAAGCGGCGGGTATATCACCAAGGTCACACCTGCCAAGCAGGCGTTTGGGGCCGCTTTTGTTGGTGGGACTGCGGCTACCACAGCGGACCTTGTGGCGCTGACTACTACCAGTTTTGGGAACCTGCTATCAGCAGCTGAATCGACCGTACAAGCGGCGATGGATGTGATTGACAATTTGGATCCCAGCACAGCGGTTTCTCTATCAATTGCCTCGGTTAATGCTACAGCAGTAATCATAGGTCACACTGGAATTACGACCACTATTCTTGACAGCATGGTAGCGGGGGCAGATGCCGGGCGGTACACTCCTCACGTTTTGTACGGGGGAGTGGTTCGCAAAAATGTTTACGGCAAACGTGCTTCGTTTCTGACCCCTGGCAGGGCCGGGACGTGGTCGCGGTCGCAGGCTGTGGCAAGCGTTAGTTCCTGGCGAACGCAAACAAGCGCAATGGATCTTGGTTGGTTTGGTGTATGTTGGTCTCCTGAGTTGGGATTGTTTTGCGCGGTAGCTATGACAGATTCTGGCAAAAGGGTAATGACATCACCTGATGGAATTACGTGGACTTCGCGAACAAGTGCGGCTGACAATGATTGGCGTTCGGTGTGTTGGTCTCCTGAATTGGGGTTGTTTTGCGCGGTAGCACTTACAGGAACCGGCAACAGGGTAATGACATCACCTGATGGTATTACGTGGACTACGCGAACAAGTGCGGCTGATAATAAC